TGCCATCGATATATTGACTGGATCTCTTTCAGGAAAGGAGCTAAAAGTTGTTCCAGGTGATAAGTTAGGCCGTTCGTTTAACCAAAAAGAAGGTGCTACATTCACCTATACTGGTTGGATTCTTATGAAAGATTTCACATATAACTACGGACAAAAACGACTGATTTTTACAAAAGGAGATTGCCCGGGTCTGTATTTAGATACAACCTCTAATTCTATTTTAGTTGTTATCAAAACTTATGCAGATACTCCTGAAACAATATTGATTTCAAATATTACTGCAAATAAATGGATTCACTTTGCGATTGTAGTTGATCAAGATTCAGTAGATATTTATATTAATGGTGTAGTTCGTCAACATCACACACTTCTTCAACTTCCAAAGCAAAATGATGAAAAGATTACAATGGGATCTAATTCTGCAGCTGGATGGGATGGTGTTTTATCAAATCTTCAATATACACCACGATCTTTGTCAGCAAGCGAAGTGGCTGCATTGACAGAGAACGTTCCTAAGAATGATTTAAGTGTTCCACCTTCAGGTCCTCAATATTATGATTTGAGCTGGTATATTGGCCGTACTTAAACTTAATTCTTGGTAGGTTGTAATGAGTGCAGGAGGTCAAAATAGTAGTAGTTTATCTGGAGTTCAATCCATGCGTCTTCAAAATACTTCAGATATAACTGCACGTCTTCGCGTTCAAGGAGTCTATAGGATGTTTAATTCAACAGCACCTACAGCACTTCGTAATCGTGCTCCAACTGGATATGACTCGTTTCTTCAGTTTTTACAGAGTCGTAAAGAGGGTTGTGAGACTTGTGTAGGATTGCCTTATCAACCTCTTACTGGTCTTTCTTTTCGGAACTAGTTTTTAACTTTTTAAGAGCTGATTTGACTTTCTTTTTTGAAGTTGCATCGTCTGGATTATATGTGAAAAAGTTCTCTAAAAACTTTTTAGATGATCTATCTTTACCAAGTTCTTCAAATAATTCAGCCTTACTACGTTTCATTTCAACAAAACTTTCTTGAACTCCAATACATTCCTTTGGAGTCAATATCTCAAATCGTCGTTTAGCTTTAGAATTTGCAACATCTACCAATCTCTGAGCAATACAAAGAACACTTGCAACATTCTCTTCTTGTGCCCCTGAATAGAGGTATGCGAAGAAAAACTGAAGAGCTGTAGGAATACTCGCAACACGAACTCCATTTTCCATCTCATGATAGCTATGACATGCAGTGGTCTCATAGAATCTAAACAATGACTTTGTACCATCTTCATTCATAACATAGGTTCTGCGCGGAAGAATATCATTCTCTTCATTGACTTCTACTTTTTCACCCTTTGTTAATCGTTCAATGGTTTCGCGTTCAGCCAAAAGACCAATGGGTGTGGTCCAGTTTTTACCTAAATGAATTTCAGCAGCACTCACACTCAGTAAAACAACTGGCTCATTTTTTAAAAGTTTAAGAACACCTTTTTGTTGTTCATCTGTAAGTTCTTCACGCTGCTTTGTGATGTTTTTATTACATGTAGTAGGATGAGCTTTATTTAAAAGTTGTAACCGAGAATAGACCTTTTCCCAACGAGATACATCACCGTGAGGACGACTCAGTTCAAGATACATGGACATTCTCAAGAAATTCACTGGAACATAGTGAATTCCAGCACGAGTTTCTGCTTGTTCCCAAAGACGATCAAAAATTTCATCATCTAACTGTGTGATATCAGCAACACCTGTAAAATCTGAAAAGACCTTAAAAGTTCCTAAGTGCATACCCGGCTTGACTTCAACGGATGTAATGCCTTCAGCTCTAAGTTTATTTGCAATAATGACCGAATGAGCCTGTGGAGTCTTACTAAAAAAGTCATAATCAGGGACATCTTCTTCAGGATTATAAAATTGATCTTCCTTAGGTAATAGATTGTTGATGGCAGTTCCTCCGTAGCAGAGAACCCGATGGGTTTTAAGAAAATTTTTGACGACGGCGAGGCTAGTTACAGTTCCTGGATCCTTTGCAGCGATCTTATTGTTCTCGGACTCTAGGTCTTTTACCATTTTCGCGATGTCCTCCATTAAAAATGGATGTGACTTTGTTTTTAATATTAGGAAGCATCAAGAATGCCTCCTAAGCGATACAATTTTCGTGCTCGGAAGACTCCCGTCGTATGGGTAGATGACGATACCCTTAAGACCAAAAAGGAGGAGGAAGACCAAGATGATTCAGACTATATTCCAGAAGATGAAGATGAACCCGAATATGAAAGCGACGAAGATGAAGACGAAGATGAAGACGAGTCCGAAGATGAATCTGAAGACGAAGACGAATCTGAAGATGAAGAAGAATCCACTCTCAAGCTTCCAAAAGGTGCAAAAGTCTCAGTCAAGCTTCATATTCATCAGTTTGCAGGAGGTAAAGGCAAAGGCCGAGTAGACATTGATGAACAAAGTGATTATGAATCCGAGGAAGAGGAAGAAGACTTCATTGCACACTTGATGGATAAGTATGTTCGTCCTGAAAAGGGTATGTCACCAGCACATCGTGGAGGAAGACATCGCAAGGGTCGTGAAGATCCCGAAGAACCAGCTTTAGCCCTCAATGAAGAAGAAGAGGATTACTTTGAAGATCTTTCCAAATCTAAGAAGCGAAAGCTGAACGAAAAGATGAAAGGTCTTGCAAAGTTAGTCTCTGATGGTGAAGTTCCTTACAAATTCAGAGTACTTGAACTTCCAATTTCAGATCAACTTAAGGCATCGGTCATTCGTAAAATTGATATACTAAATGAGATGGATGCAGATGGTGGAGAAGTTCATAAACTTAAGACTTGGGTGGATGGATTCATTCGTATTCCATTTGGAAAGATTGTTCCTCTTCCAGTCAAGTTCTCTGAAGACCGAGCAGGATGTTCAAAGTTCTTAGCAGATACTCAGGTCACAATGGACAATGCAGTCTACGGAATGAATGCTGCCAAGGCACAGATCATGCAGATCGTGGCTCAATGGATCGCAAATCCAACCTCTGTTGGAAATGTGATTGCTCTCAAGGGTCCTATGGGTGTAGGTAAGACCTCCTTTGCAAGACATGGAGTTGCTGAAGTGTTGAAGCGTCCATTTGAGTTCTTCTCACTCGGTGGTGCATCCGATTCTGCAAACTTTGTAGGTCATTCATATACTTACGAAGGAGCCACTTGGGGCCGTATTGCGGATGCAGTGATGTCCGCACGATGCATGAATCCAGTGATCTACTTTGATGAGTTGGATAAGGTCTCTACAACAGCACATGGCGAAGAGATCATTTCAATGCTCATTCACTTGACAGATCGATCACAGAACTCTCATTTCCATGACCGATACTTTGCAGGGGTTGACTTTGATTTGAGCCAGTGTCTGTTCGTATTCTCCTTCAACGATGAAACCAAGATTCATCCGATCTTGAAAGATCGTATGCAAGTCATCAATTGCTCTGGATACACGGCTGATGATAAGAAGGTCATTCTTGGACAATACATTTGGCCTCAAGTTCTGAAGCGTCTGAATATGGAAAACGACCTGACCATCACAGATGAAGCAGTCAAGTTCATGATTTCAGAGTACTCCAATGAAGAAGAAGGTGTTCGTGTTCTGATCAGATCTGTTGAAACATTAGTCACTCGCATCAACCTTCTAAGGATTGCTGATGAGAAGACTGCAAAGAGTTATCCATTCTACAAGGCAGTCAAGTTGCCTATGTCCATTACACCTGATGATATCAAGGCACTCTTGGTTGAATCCAAGGTTGTCAATGAATCATGGCGTCACCTGTACACTTGAATCCAATCCTCATCCTTAATTTGAAATGTAATCTCACATGGATTATCATCTAGTGTTGAATAGATACATTTCACATTTTTACCTTCTACCCGAATGTTCATTGAGAACTCAACATGTGTAGAATGAAAGAGGAATGGAACTGAAACACGCTTTGGATGATAAGATTTGTCATCTAAAACAACTATACAGCTAAAATAGTTTCTAGGATGTTCACCGATTACAAAATGCGTCAGAGCCCACAACTCATTTTTTGTTCGAGCAGGAGCAGCAGATCCTCGCAAGTGTCTGAAGAACCAAGGTGTTTGATGTCTTGTATGAATGTCCATCTTTGACCCGCGATACTTTCCAATCTGTAGAGGAAACCAATGATAAATCACATCATCTGTGCCTGTAATTGCTAACCAATTCTTTTCACATCGTGATTCAGTAGGTGATTCCATGACAATACAATCTCTATACTTTCCTGTATCTGGATCATACTTTCCACGCATTACTGCATGATAAGGTACATATTCAGCAACTGTAGCTGAAAAACATAGATCTCCAATACGATCTCTATACAAGCGAACATCTTCTAGTCCTTTTACATGTGCTGGAACTCGTGGTAGATTGGTAGATAGATCATCCATTAATGTAATCTCTTTTGTATTTTCATTATAACATGCATTATGAGTCATTACTGGTGTATGATCTGAATAACACCCATCTTTCATAGTATAAGTTGTATTTGTATGATTCAAATTGTAATTCACAAAACGAATGTTGTGATAAGGTGTTGAAATTGAAATATGAGCTGGATGAAAATTAGGTCCAAATAGATCACGATGAACTGGATATGGAATTGATTCGCCTTCTAAAATTTCAATATAAAACTTCATATTTGCATACACACTATCTGGATATGGTTTATTAGACATCAAATACTTCATAGATTCTCGTAGAGCTTCACGCTTAGTTCCAAGTGTGTAATATCTACAAATGGTTTCTTCATAGTCAAAAAGTCCAGTGTATACATCTCGTTCAATAAAAAGTGAATCTCTTGAGAGTGGAATTTGTTTACCAATCCGAATGTAATGCATTGCCTTGAAATGATCTCCTTTAGTACGAAGGTACTTAACTAGATGATAGATTGCTTCAGCTCGTCTAGGATAAAATTCATACGCTTTCTGAACCCATTCTTCAAATAGAATTGGATTTTCAAGTATTTCATAACTTTTGGCAATCATATAATGAGAATACCAAACTTCTTCAAACCAGCCACCCATCTCAATGCGCTTTTTGTAGGTTTCAATGGCTTTTTCCCAATTTCCCATTGAATGATAGGTTTGTGCCAAATAAAACCAATACCGAACATTTGTAGGTTCATCTTCTACACCTTTAAGAAGTAAGGCTAAATCGCGAGGAAACTTATTGTCTTTACATCCACCATCATTACGATCGTCAATGTAACAGATTTCTTTTGAAAGAGGTTTTGACTCACCATCCCAATATTCATGAGTTACACCACGACAGACCCAATCATAATCCATTCGGACAAGACGTGTATTTGGATAATCTAAGTTTACAGCAGATTGTATAATCGTATATCCAAGTTCTCCAAGAGGTTGTTCTTTAAGTTTTCCTGGAACAAATACCATATCTCCATCTAAAAGCAAACCATAGGTTTCTTTGAGATCCCAATTCTTTGACTTACAATAGTTTTGAGCATTCTTGAAACTGATTGTTCGGTTATGTCCAAAATCTTTCCAAGTACACATTTCAACAGCTCCTTCTCGTGTTGCTAAAAAATCAGAAGCAAGTTCAACTGTATTATCAGTAGATCCTGTATCAGTGACTACATAAGCATCTACAATACCTTCAACCGCAGACATGCATCGATGAATGATCTTTTCTTCATTCTTAACCATCAAAATCATAACAAATTTTGGCATCTGCGTCCGTATTGTCATTCTCCGAATCGTTCTGTCTAAGTAAATGAGTTCGGAATTTGTCAAACAATCTCTTCGTGAAAATCTGAGTCGCACCCTTATTCCACATGTTGCAGATGGTCTTTGGTCTATTTATGACAACGCAAAGACTGCATGTATTCGTAATAAGCAACCCGGTGAAACACTCAAAACATTCCAAAACCTTTTGACCCGTGTTCCTCAGTGGACCGATGAGATTCTCAATGCAGAAGTTGCTCGTATTGAAAAGGTCTCAAAATGTGAGTACATGGAAGATTTGCTTCTCGGTGTGTTTGTGAGCTATATTCGTGCATTTGCTTCTCTTCAACAATCTGATGAAGCTCATGTAAATATTGAGTTTGATCGTCCTTCGCTTTCCAAGTTTATTTTTACATTTTACAAGGCAGCTGCTCGCAAGTGCTGGTCCAATGCGTATATGTTCAAGACTATTGATGTTTCATCTGAGCAACAATCACGTAATCGTCGTGATATTGAAACTATGTTAAGTGGAACTCTGGATGAAGTTGTGGATAGTTTTATTCCATGGAAGGATATTAGCAAGGCCTATTTTCAGGCAAAGTCTTTTCCTGAAGGACAAAAGAGACCTGATACACCCATTCCTCCTAAAGCTGAAAGTATTGAACCTCCTAAACCAGTATTAAGCTTTGGTGAATCCGAGACAGTTGAGTTTGAGACCGATAATGAAGATGATGAAGAAGAGAGACCAAGATTAACAATGGGTGAAGATATGAAGCTTGAGTTGGATGATGATGAAGAAGAACCTGCCGCCCAACCTACAGGGGTTGTGAAGTTGGATATTTAGGGTGTGCGTCTAACTACCTCCAAACCAATCCACATTGAAAATCAAATGGAATACCAGACTCTTGCGATGATTGTAGGTGCTGTCATGATTGTGGCTGCTTTATTGTATGTTTTAGATCGCCGTGCAAAAACCCAGCCGGTTGATTACACAGATCTAAGTAAGATTGTAGCAGGTTCAGGTGTTCTAACGAGTGGTGTATTGTATTCTTTGGGAACTGAAGCAGGTTCAGATGTTGTAGAAACAGTGACATCTGCTGCATCTGCAGCTCAGGAAATGTTTGTTGGTAAGCCAGAGTTTTAAGCTTCAATAATTAATGCATCTCCTAACTGTGCTGCAGAAGGTGTAGCACGATACTGAATCATGCGTCCAATTTCCTTCTTAGGTACAGCTGAATCTCCACAATATCTCACAATCGCCTTATACAAATCAAATCCGTGGTAACGATCATGATTATCCATCTTTTTGCGGAACATGACTGAAGTTCCATCAGTCTGTTTCATCCACTGCAGAAACAAAGCAAATAATGGGTGATCTGTCTCCTCCTTCGGTCCTTTGGGAAACATATCCCAAAAGACTGATGTAGCAAATCGAACTAAATCAAAGGATGAAGATGCACTGATGTGAGGATGTTTATTATTGTAAAACGGTTCCATGTTGTATTGTCCTCCTGCTTCTTCATCTTCCTGAAACTGACTGCTCATGAACAGTTTGGACTCTTTCAATCCAGCCAAACGAACATTTACAATGGCTCTATCAAAGTCAATTAATTTGATAAGGTATCCGAATGTAGGAATCTTGTACGGTTGAGATCCATGTTGGTAGATCAAATGAGTTTGAGTTGTCTTTACATACATCACATTGTTTCCGTGGAGATCATTGTGAGTGAATCCAAAGTTTCGCTGAGCATACGCTAAAGCAAATACAACTTGAGAAACCCAAGCAACATGCTTTTCTGATTCAGGATGTTCTTTAAGAAGATCGTAGAATGTACCTTCACATTGTTCCATCACAGTTGTAACTACTGGAACATTCTTGAAAGTAGCCCATGCAAAAGGTTCTGGATCTTCGTTATCCTGATCCTCATCTTCAAATAGATCCGAACATCCACAGGATTCAATTTCATAGACATCGTCTTCATCTGATTCATCATCTTCTTGTTCAGGAGATTCAGAGGAAGCCATATCATAAGGTTCAACGGATCCTTCCTCTTCAGGTGTCAAAACTGTTTCTGCATCTATTTCTTCAACACCCTCTAACTGAATCTCATCTGCTGTTTCCATCGCAATACGAGCTCTTCGTGTATGACTGAATTCAGCATCATGACCTGCCGTTCTAAGTTTAAGTTCAAATGTCTTTCCAATCTTATCCGCAAACCAAGATTTCTCAGTTAAATCTTCATAGTCATCTGAAATATCAATTGTATGAGAATCTGAAAGACCAACATAGACACCATAGACTTTAGGGAAATGTTCGCATCCAGATTCAGATAAAACAATAGACGTAATTGCTCCTACATAGGCAGCAGTATGTGGACTTTGCATGCGTTCTTGCATATCATCCGCAACATCCGTTCGTTTAGGAACTCCAAACGATCCGTAGTCTCCTCGCATCGTTTTGAAAGGTGATAAAATCATGGTCGTCTTGCGATGAACAGGAATCGTCTGACCTGCTACTCTAACATGATCACCATCTATAATCGATTCAATTGGATTTCCAAGCTTAACTCCATACTCATGAATTCCAGCAATTGTATCCGTCTTAAACAGCTTCTCAAGACACGGAAAAAAGGGTTGTAATGAGTTCATCGACCAATGCGTTCCATCTAACTTCGGCATTCGTTGAAGTTTAAGTGTCAAGGGAGTTGTTTTCAAATCTTTTCCCATTATGAAATGTCTCGGTGATGAATGTGAAAAAATAAACGACAGGGAGAACAAGATGAATTTTCAACTCAAAAAGTTCAACATGGATATGATCAAAGACCGATGTGGAATGGATTCTCGTAAAAGTCCTATGATCGTGATCATTGGAAAGAAGGATACAGGTAAATCCTTCTTAGCTCGTGATTTACTGTTCAATGTTCAGGACTGCTTTCCCGCTGGTCTCGTCATTTCGCCTACTGAAGCAGTGAACGAGTATTTTCAGTCTTTTGTTCCTTCTAAATTAATTCATGATAAATATGAACCTGGAAAAGTCCAAAACTTCATCAAGCGACAGTTCGCAGCTAAACAGAGATTTTTGAAATCTAAAGCAACTGGAACTCCATTTGATCCTCGTGCGTTTATGATTTTAGATGACTGTTTGTATGCTGCAAAAGAGTGGATCAATGAAGAATCTACACGATTTGTATTCATGAACGGTCGTCACCTTGATATGATGACGATTATCACCATGCAGTATCCTCTAGGTATTACACCTAATTTAAGAACTAATGTAGATTTTGTATTCATTCTTCGTGAGAATATCCTAGGTAATCGTCGTAGAATTTACGAGAATTATGCAGGTATGTTTCCGACCTTTGAAATGTTCTGTGATTTCATGGACCAATGCACAGAGAACTATGAAGGTCTAGTGATTTGCAATAACGTTAGTTCAAACAGATTAGAAGATCAAGTGTTTTGGTACAAGGCTTCAGAGCATCCACCGTTCAGACTTTGCGACCAGTCTTTGTGGGCCGATAATCGCCCTTTCCAGTCCGCAATGCTCGCCGCCGATGAGTATAACGCTTCTTCTTTGAGGAAGAAAAACGCGGCGCCCTCAGTGTGGGTAAGGAAGGAAGGCGGCGGACGCGAGTAAAACCACCGTCTATTTTATATTCAAAAGCTTCAGGATCAGCATTAATTCCAATTCTATTTGCTGGTTGATTTCGTGATGCTCCTGGCAAAGCTTGTGGTTGATTACCAAGTTGTAGGTATTGATTCTGCTGTGGTTGTTGTGGTTGAAAGTCTTGATTTTCTACTCCAGCATTTCGTAAAAGTTGTCTTGGATTACCATTTTGTATAGCTGGTTGTCCTTGATTATTTTGTATAATTGGATCCATATTTGGACGTTTAAACACATCATTAATTAGGTTTTGAACTTGTGGAAGAGGTGCATCTATAATCTTATTAAGATATGAAATAAAGATCAAATAAAACATCATAAAAAATAACACATATACAGAAACACAACCAACTATAAATGCATTTTGATTTATCCCTTTATTTAAAATATTAACTGCTGTTCCCTTAAAACCAGCTGCTAAATTTGTTGTCTGTTCATTAAATATTTCGTATCCTTCTGTAACTCTTTCCCCAAATGTAGGAGTTATAGATTCAGTATTAGAACTTTGACTAGCAGGAGGTTCATCATTTATTTTAATAGGGTCTACTCCAACTGTAGTAAGCAATGAATTCCAATAACTTTTAGCTGTATTAGATACAGTTTTAAGAGCAATGCCTCCTGAATTTACCAAATTTTTAACAATAACAGTGCCTGTGTCGCCTACTACAGTTCCAGCAAATCCAGCTCCAACAACAGGTAACATAGCTGCAGAAGCAGTTAATCCAGTTCCAATAGTTAAAAATAAATCACTACCTGAATATATCAATCCACAAGCGCAAGCTGAGGTTATAAGTGAAAATGCAATTGCTTTTAATTCATCTTTTGCTTTCTTACTAAGATATGACTTTTTTTGATCAATTTCTCTTATTACTTCTTTAACATGTTTTACTTGAAGGTGTGCTACTTCTACATTTCCTTGTGCTCGTACTAATTCTGCGTTTGCATTTGTTTCGTTTGCCATAGCACGTGCTAAGTTTGCTCTTCTAGTAGCGAGTCTTTCCTGTCTCATTAATTCAGCCTCTTCTGGATCAACTGGAGGATTTTGCCCATCAAGAACAATTTGATTATTAGCATTAAGAGCAAGTTGATTATTAGCATTAGGAAGAGCAAGTTGATTATTAGCATTAGGAACAAGTTGATCATTAACTCCACCAGTCATAACCTCAACATCAGCAGGTATAGTTCCTTCAAGAGAGTTAATTGTCTTGTCAAAAAACTTTTTAGCAAATCCAGGAACTTCAAAATAAAGTTCAAAAATAACAAGAAGTTCTAGTGGTTTTTCTAAAACTTTTTTAACATCACATGGATGAGTAACTCTTACAAGAGTTGCAAGTATTGTAGGAAGTGCCTCTAATCCAGCTGCTCCAATATCACGACTTTTATCAGCTGATAAAGTTTTATAAGCCTGATTAAACCCAAGTTTTTCAAAAAAAACAAGATCGCTCATTATAAATTGTTGATAATTTAATCTCGGTGTGCTCCCTCACTTGGATGAACAGGAGCAGACGCGTCTTCTAATACCTTCTTGGCATCCTCAAGTGCCTTCTCCTCAGCATTGGCCTTCTTGCGTCTTTCATTCTCTTCCTTTTGAGCCTTGATAGCCTCTTCACGTTGTTCAGCGAAGAACATCTCTTTATTGGACTCGTTCTCCTTGTATTTTCTCATTAACTCATTCAACTCCTTCTCAGCATACTCAACCTCAGGCATCAAGTGTTCTGATGGATCCCAAGGAAGCCATGCACCTACCTTACCAATGTACAAGTTGTCCTTTGGATAACGACGCTGAAGAACCTTAGCAAACATTTGAGTCTCCTCAACGGTTGCAAATGCACGACGAACTTTAACACCACGCATATTGGTTCTGAACTCCACCTTGTTATCGTACATCTCCTGAAGCTCCTTCTCGTTCTTTAGCAAAAAGATTTGGTATTGCTCGTGGATATCTGTCTTCTTGACTTCCTCCTTACGTACATTGACATAATCATTGGCATCCTTCAAAAGATCGTCAATCTTGACGGAATACTTCTTGGACAAAAATGCCATGAAGTTTTCAAGTCCCTTAACCTTCCACTCGTAATCCATCCACTC